GTGTTATCTGCGCTAGTGGTGTTACCCATGTTGTTGCGCTTCTCTTGGTTTTTGATAAACGCAATTTCTGTCTCGGTAAAGTCTCTCCCGAGATTAAACATACCAAGCGCAGTAGGAAATAAGTTATGAATTTCCAATTGCGTCCTCAAGCACCTTTTGCTGGCCCATGATCTCTTCGATCTGCTCTGGTAGCCATATAGTGTTGATAGAGTCTTCAAAGGCTTTTATCTTTGCCATTGTGTCTTCTATCTCTTCTTTTGTCGGCTGTGGCCTAGGATCTTCCCAACGAGTAAACCCAACACCCCCAGTCCACTCCCACTTAGCACCTGGACGAAGCAAGTGCATAGCCATGTCAATACCCCAAAAACGATAGATTTGTGTTTTCATTGATTTGTCTTAATGATTACTACCCCTGACCCACCAGCAGCACCAGCCAATCCCTGACCACCACCGCCACCGCCACCGCCTGTATTTGTTGTTCCTGCTGTAGCACTACCTGTGGAGTGTTTACCAGCACCACCACCACCTGTGCCACCTGTACCATCAGTTCCAGTAAGGTACCCTGCTCCGCCGCCACCACCGGCGTATGTAACAGAGGTTCCTGTAATAGAAGACGCAGTTCCATTACCACCATTACCACCATTGTTGCCAGAACCAGCACTACCTGTTGCACTTGCACCTCCACCACCGCCGCCAGAAGACCCGCCAGGAGCGCCAGCGCCACCATTACTACCTTGAGATGGAGATGTATTTGGTGTATTGCCTGCTCCTCCAGCCCCATCCTGTGCGCCTCCGCCACCTGAGCCTCCAGAGCCTCCAGCAAGAGGAGAAACATACCCGTTACCAAACCCACCACCAGTAGATGTAATGCTACTAAATACAGAATCAGAGCCTTTTACTCCGTTTGATTCTGACGCTGCACCACCAGCACCGCCGCCGCCAACAGTAATTGTGTATTCAGTACCGGCAGTTACTGAAAGGCCTGTACCGGCTAAATACCCACCAGCACCACCAGCACCTCGTCCACCGCCAGGACCAGATGCGCCTCCACCTCCACCTCCACCGGCTATCACTAGGTAGTCAATAGACGTAACACCAGTAGGGCACACCCATTTAGTAGACGATTTAAATGTAAATACAGATTGGTTAGGGGCTGTGTATTTAAGAACAATAATTCCAGAGCCACCAGAGCCACCTACCGAGTTTGTGCTTGGGGCTGTGACACCGCCACCACCGCCACCTCCACCTGTATTAACACCACCACCCACACCATTTACAGTTCCTGATATGGAACCCGCACCGCCTCCGCCTGTTCCACCAGTACCAGCAGTCCCGCCCGCAAAAGTGCCACCACCACCACCACCAGCTCTAGTGACCGATGTTCCTGTAATTGATGATGCAGTCCCTGCCCCACCATTTCCACCAGCAGTAGATGTTCCATTTGCTCCCACTGCACTTGCTCCGCCGCCTCCACCACCACCATAGTTAGGTGCTGAGTCCGAACCAGAGCCGCCATCGTTTCCTTGTGATGGCGACGTATTGGGTGTGTTTCCTAATCCACCAGACCCGCCCCTAGCACCACCGCCACCTGAACCACCATTAAGACCTGTAATACTGCCGCCTCGCCCTCCTCCACCGCCACCTGCTGAAGATATTGTGCTAAATGTTGAAGTTGATCCAGAGGTTCCAACGGCATTGTCCCCACCAGCACCGCCACCGCCAACAGTAATTGTATAATCCGTTCCAGCAGTTACCGATAAACCGGTTCCTGTTCTGTATCCACCAGCGCCGCCACCAGCACCGACACCAGCACCACCGTCGATGCCGCCACCCCCACCGCCACCTCCAGCAACTACAAGATATTCAACTACAGTAACCCCTGTGGGGCTAGTCCAAGTACCAGATGCGGTAAAAATCTGTGTAACAACATAGCCTTTTCCAGGCCAAGTATTTGACTGTAGTGCGTAGTACATAGCGCTCAATGACCATATACCACTTGCGCCTAATAAAGACGGAGCATTCTGCTTACCTAAAATACTACCGTTGTCACGGATAGTCATTAGCTGATTTCCTCATAAGAGCAGACCACCTTCAGGTCACTTGCCGCACTAGCCGTAGCCCCGATGGACTTGTCTTCTTCTAAGTATATGTAGCTGTCTTTGTCGATGACTATTAGCGTAGCATCAGCAGGTACTGTCGCCGTGCTAACAATCTGTGTCGCCGTTCCACCAATATCATCTTGGGAATAAACGCTGACCGTTATGTCTGCGGCTGTTGACCCGTCTACATTAGATACGTACAGAGAGTTAATTTTAAATACTTTGCCAGAGCTGGCGGCATTACTTACAACAGCGGTGGCGTTCGTGGTACTTAAATCAACAACCGCTGTTTTGCCTGTAATGGTTGTCGGGCTTGCAATGTTTGGCGCTGCCATTTAAAACTCCTATCCAAAAATCATTGAGTACATGACTGCCTGCGCTTTGGTCGCACCAGCCGCTGTAGGGGCCGCACTTGTCCATGTCGTTCCGTTAGATGTAAGCACATTACCATTAGTGCCAGGAGCAACAAACTGGACTGCTGAACCGCCATTACCAAGAATTACGTTATTTGCAGTAAGTGTCGTAGCACCAGTACCACCATTTCCAACGGGTAGTGTTCCCGTAATTTGGGTTGCAAGATTTACTCCTGACAACGTACCACCAAGGGTTAGGTTCCCAGAGGTAGTTACGCTTCCCGTAAGTGTGATGCCGTTGACAGTGCCTGTTCCACCTACGCTTGTTACCGTACCGTTCCCTGTGCCTGCGCCTATAGCTGTGCGGAAGTCTGTGTCTGACAAAGAAGAAACGCTGTTGTCGGCGTTAAAGCGAGGGAAGGTAATAGCGCTTGGGTTGGTTATGGTGAATAGATTTGCACCTAGGGTAGTAGCTCCCAATCCAGTACGGGCCGCTGACTGAGAAGTACCACCCGTACCACCATTAGTAACTGCTAAAGCCCCTGTAACCGCATCAGAAGAAGCCAGGTTTACCGCACCAAACGCAAGAGATGTTCCTGACCGGCGCAAGACTTGGTTGTCTGTACCAGCAGCGATGCTTGCATTATCTGCCGTAGAGTTACCGGTGACCCCCAAAACAGAAAGGGCTGAACCTTGGGCTAGGTTAGCAAACCCAAGCCTGGCTGATATGGCTGGCGTAATAGTCGTTCCATCTACATACATCGACCGTTCAGCAGGGTAGGTTACGAAAATGTCTTTGGTGCCAGCGCCCCAGTTAACGGCATTGCCTGAATTAGAGGACTCTAAAATTGTGTCTCGGCTAAGTGTGGTACCTGAAGACGTATAGGTTCCAATCCCTACTTCCCAATCGGTGCCGTTTGTTACAGCGTAGTACGTGGTGTTTCCATCTCCGATCACCGAAAACGATTGGTATCCTGTTACCGCACCCGCAAGCGTATATGCGCCAGTGCTAGTGGTTGTCGTTGTTTCTTTAACTCTGTCTTTTAAAACAAGTGGCATGATCTATCCTCTATGCGGCAATTGGCAACCAATTTGCTGTCTGCTGATCATCAATTTCTACCCAATTAGGATTTTGTTGATCATCAATCTCACCCCAATTTGCAATCTGAGCATCATTAATGACTAACCAATTTGGGCTTTGCCTTTTTGGAGCAAAAGTAACTATTACTAAATTTGCTGTTCCTGGCGTTATTACAATACTTTGAACGACATTTGGGGCACTGGTAGTTGTTACTATTGCTCCAGTTCCAGGGAACGATACCGCACCAATGGCTATGTTTGGTGCGAATCCAGCAAACGTTGCTGCTCCCGTTAAAGTTTCAATTGCTCTATTTGTGACTGGATCCTGACCTTGCGCTGTTATGACACCAGTTCCGGGTATAACACTAAAATGAAGGCTTGGAGCAGCACCAACAATAGATACGGCACCAGTAGACGGAATTGATACTTGACCAGCAATAACAACGCTTGGAGCAGACCCTATTAAAACAGTCTGACCAGTTGGCGTTATATATACTTCTCTAAATGTCGGAGCATAGCCCTGGGTCGTAATGCTCCCAGTTGCAGGAACAATTGATATTCCCCCCTCTTCAGATGCAAAGGGGACTCCAGAAAACGGGGCTTGTGCAAACATCTTGCCCCCTTACTGTTTAGGTAAGAGTGAAGACGCCAGTAGCTGCCGGGAGAACCGTAAGAGTATTGGGCGAAGTGACTGTAAATTGTGAGCTTGATAGCTGGCAGAAACAAACCAACTTACGAGCAGAAGCCACACCCGCCGATGTTCCATACGTAATCACAGCGTACCGAATGTTTGTTAACGACGCACCGGAAGCAGTAAATGTCAAACCCGCTGTTGAGTAGGTGAACTTCATTTGCTTAGCCGATGCGCCCGTTGTCCACTGGCCGGTAGCCGGAACAAGAGCTTTACCACCACTCACGTATCCGCCGGTCGCAGAGATCTGGGCCGTCAGAGAAGCAAACGTGCTGAGGGTAAAGGTCGAAGCATTACTGGAAGTACGGAACAGCGCCATCTTGAAGTTACCAGCACCGAGTTCAATCGTCCCGTTGCCGATGTAGCGTTTGGCAGTGTTATACAGTTGCCATGCGGTTGCAGCCATTTTAAATCTCCTCTAAGTCTGCGCGAGAAGCGCCAGTTTCCAAAATTTGACGAAGTAATCCGCCGTAGATTTCCAACTCCATCACATCACCCATACAGGCAATTAAGTCAATAAACTCTTTGGCCTGCGAAACCATCCACGGATTACAGTGAAAAACTTTGCCGCCGACACGCACAGGAATGACCATCTGATCATCATTTTCTTGCTGCTCGTAAGCATGGTGCGATCCATCTTCCAAACAAGAATCACACCCAAAGATGTGAAAACGCTTGAATCCCAACATTCTAAACAAAGGCAAAGCCCGTAACAAGACGGTAGAACCGCCAGGAACGGGATACCAATTGGCGTATTCGGTCGCCAGAATGTCACTAATCTCTTCCGCGCTGGTGTGCCAGATATACGTCCTGTCCTTGGGCAGCTTGTCAAAGACCGTCGGGTCACACTGCGATGCAATAAAGTATTTGCAGTCCGGGATGATGTTTTCTACAAACCGTGCATTGAACGGCCTGGCGTCTACCATGACCATCGCAGAAGGCATCACCCCCGCGTCGATACAGTATTGGTAGGCGTTGTTCAAAGTAATGAGCTTCACGCCCTGGCGGCGCAGGCTCTTAATCTCTTGGATGTACTCACGCAGGGACGGTCCGCCCCCAACAATCATCGCCTCCACCTCGTTAGTCGGATGGGGAGCAATCTGCTGGAAGCCCTTGCTGATGTTAGTTGCAACGTTCTTCTTTAAGAGATCCAGGTCTATGTTTAACGACCCACACATCTCAAAGTCTTCCGCTGGCATCCAGGTCTCATGCTCAGTCGGCGGAATCTGAGATACCACTACAGTCGGTGGCTCGGAGAAAAACGAAGCGAACATTATTGAGACCTTATCAGGGCGGTTGTAGCCGTGTTGGCAGGCATCGTGACCGTGAATGTTCCGTTAGTCACAATCTTGTCGTTGCCAAAGTTTAGGACTGCTATGGACCTATTTGCCTTGCTAGAGTTGTATATCAAAGCGCCTCGGCAGGTAAATGACGCCCCGGTCCACTGAGGATTGTCAAAGCTCACATACGCGGTTGTTCCAGACGATTCCACTGTAACATTTGTTACAGTAACTCCACCGGCTGTGTAGCCTGTTCCAGTGACTTCTTGGTCCGTGGTGTAGACCGTCGTGGATGCCCCTAAATCGGCGTTTGCGGTGTAGAGGGCGATCTTGATGGTGTCGGTCAAAAGATTGTGGATACCCTCGTAGAGTTCCTCTTTGAACGACGTTGTCTGTGTTTGAGTGATCATCTAATCGGCACTCTAATCTGGCCATTACGGTAGGCGTCTGACCGGTTCTTACCTTCGCTGAGCTGTTTCAGAACGCTCATAGCCTCGTTGTACCGGGCCGTGTAATTGGCAATCGTATCTGGCTCGCTCTTCATGAACGCCGCGGCCTCCAGCAGAGCACCGTACAGCAGCACCGAATCAAAGTTATCCCCAAGCCAGGACGTACCAGCCGTCACAATCGACTCGGGGTAATAGAAGTAGTGCAGCTCCATCGTGTAGTTAGCGTCCGGCGTCGGTCCCAGGATGAACGTGTTCTCATCCCATAGGCCGTAGTACAGCGGCTTGCCTGATGTCGTCGGATACGGATACGCCTGGCGGATGAAGTTCACATCCTTGTCCAGCAGGTACTCGTACTCGCCTGTCACGGGATCAATGACCGCCAAGGAGAAGGTAGACAGCCAATCTACGGGGGCGGACAGATACTGATTCCCACCGGTTGTTATACCAGTAGAGTTCTTCCGCAGGGCAAGAATCTGAATTGAATTGTAGATCCGCTGTTCTGCTTCTTGTACAAACGTAGCTATCTGGCTGGCAGAGGTAAACGATCCCACTGTTTCTGGGAACTCATTCTCCGCGTAGCCCTTAATTGCAGCGGTCAATTCTGTGTAATTCACGCCATCGGCCCTCTAGCCATTACGCCCTTGGTTGCTGCCCCGGTTCCACGGATTTTGATCCCGTCGGTCTTGACATAGTCACGGCCAGGATCGCCAAAGCTCACACGGCCAGCCGGAGTGTTACAAGTAAAGTCCTTGGCAGACAGAGTATTGGGATCGGGAGGACGGCTGACAGACAACTTTGCTGCCTTCTCATCGACCACAGAACCCTTCATGGTATGGGGCGTGGCATACAGCTCACCGCTGCCCACCTCTTTGCCCATCACTTTTTTGCTGAACTTAGCCATTATCGCCCCCTTACGGATTGACGCTGGTTCATTACCTTTGCCATGCCACGGCCATACTTCTTCATGTCGAGAGAAGTCGGGCCACCGGCCTTCATCTTTTTAGCCTTGTGCATAGAAGCCTCATGACCCTTGACGGCCTTCATGGCTTCCTTCTTGGCTACGCTACGCATCTGTTTAGTCATTTTGGACTCCTAAGATATTGAGATTGTTACCGATCCTACTGCTGTTTTAGCCACTAAATCGTTCGGCGTCAACTCCGCATCAAAGTAGGATGAACCACCGACTGGATACCATCCCCACTGAAATACCCGACTCCCCTCTAAAGGGAAACCAAAGCCCAGCGGGGAGGTGCTATTGGTCGTCAGTTCTTGCAATCCACTCGTACCAGACTGTTGATAACTCACATCCGGGCGCGGCTCACGGACGGCTTGTGGATCGTTAACCGGAAACATACCAAGCTGGAGCTGCGGCTGATCAGGGTCGTAGCACGCTCGACACACCTTAATTTTAAAAGGTCTGGTTTTAACGGTTTGTATCCGCAATTCCTTGAGCATAAAGCGTTGATCACACCGATCACACTCCGCAATCGCAAACTTACCAGAGGCGAACTGATTAGGCATAACTTATCCGTAGTAGAACATGTTGCGCGGGACAATCCGCAGCGGAGCTGTCTCACGGTCCTCTTGGGAGGCCAGGGTCCACTGCTCTTCATAGTCCATCTTGAGCATCTGAATCCTGGTGGGGTCTACCCCTGGTAGCTTCATGCCGAGGTAATACGCCAGGCCAGCCACCATACACGGGATAAGCCTGAACGGAATGTCCTGTA